GTATTAAGTAATATTTCTTTATACGATGAGTACGATATTGTGGACGGCGAAACTCCTGAAATTATTTCTGAAAAGTTTTATGGTACTCCAGAATATCACTGGGTTATCATGATCGCTAATGAAAAATATAATCACATTTCTGATTTTCCATTACAAGAAACTTATCTACAAAAACATATTACTACATATTATAATCCAATAATGCACTCAGACGATTGGTATTGGAAAACTCACGACGATGGACGCGTATTTGTTTATTTAAGAATTACAACTGGTTCTGGAGTACCATTTGACCCAGATTATTTGACTGCCCCAGTTACTATTAAGTTATACGAATCAACGAATACTTTTGTTAAAACTATTAATTATCCAACCGACGAAATTGGTTTGGACATTCAAACTCAATATTTTTATTTTCCATACGATAAACCCTGGGACATTACTCAGTTTGGTAATGGAACTTCTGAGGAAGGCGTTGGAAATACTAGAATTTACGTTAAAACGACTGGAAGAGAAAATAATCCAGTCAAGTTTGTTAATTCATCAGGTAACGTAGTTAACCCAGGAACGTTTGGAGCGATTCCAGTAACTGGATCAACTTTGTTGAGAGAAGAAAACGATAAAAAACGCAGAATTAAAATTATCGCTCCTTCGCTTCTTGAAACCGTTCTTAAAAATTATGAAGATATTCTAGGATGACATATCAAGCTAAAAACGCTTTACGATTTGCTGGTGATGTTAATATTGATAAAGCGGTCATTATTACATCACGCGGCGTATTTCAAGATATTACTGGACAACTTCTTCAAATTCAGTTTTATGAAGATTTGTTTGCTCCGTTTTTTACTGGTTCTTTAGTTCTTAAAGAATCATTAGATTTGACTAACATTTTACCGTTAATCGGTGAAGAATATCTAGAACTTAAAATTACTACTCCAACTGTCCCAGGCGGCGTCATTGAAGGTAAATTTCATATCTATAAAATGAGCGATAGAAGTTTAATTGGCGATAGAGCGGTAGCTTACGAATTAAACTTTATTTCAATTGAAGCATTAGTAGATAACAATAAGAAGATCAGTCGAGTTTATTCTGGTAAGATTTCAGATATTGTTCAGGCTTTTGTTTCCGACCAGTATGATGGATTAGAAAGCGAAAAGAAGTATTTGGTAGAAAATACTCGTAACTCAATTAAATATATTTCTAACTTTTGGTCGCCTGTTAAAAATATTACATTCTTAGCAGACAATGCTATTTCTGAAACTCAATCGCCGTCTTTTATGTTTTTTGAAAATAGAGATGGTTTTAATTTTAGATCTTTGGAAAATTTATACAAAGGTAAAATAATTCAGACATTTGTATACGACCGATATACTCGCGATAACTTCCCATTGGGCGGTAACGCGCTGAACATTATGGAAGACTATAAACGTATTGCTTCATATGAAGTTCCAGCTACTTACGATTATATGGATAGATTACGTTCTGGTATGTTAGCTTCTAGATTGTTTTCCTACGATTCAACTAAGAAAACTTTTACAGCTAGAAACTACTCAGCTAGATCTAGATATGATTCTCAAATTCATTTAAATGAATATCCGCTGTTTTCTGATCAAGCGCCAATTAGACCTCAATCTAGACTATTCACATACCCTCGCGCGTTTGAAACCTTTTCCAGTTTTGGTGATACTACAAATGCTCGTATTTTACAAGAACGTACTTCATTTTTAAAAATGGCTGAAGCGCAAAAAATGACTATTACAGTAGCTGGGCGTTGCGATTATACTGTCGGTATGTTAGTCGATATTAATTTATATAAAATTCAACCATTCACAAAGCGCGAATCTGATGATGATTTAAAAGATAAAATTCTTTCTGGTAAATATTTGGTTGGAGCAATCAATCATACTATATCTCCAGAAGGACACGAATGTGTTATGGAAATTATTAAAGACTCTTACATTAAAAATATTAATAGAGGCTAAGAATGAATATTTACTTTGGTATTGTTGAAAACCGTAATGACCCTCTAGAACTTGGTCGTTGTCAAGTACGCGTTGTTGGTTTACACACTCACGATAAAAATCTATTACCAACTTCCGATTTACCGTGGGCGGCTGCTATGCAGCCTACTACGTCAGCTGCGATGAATGGTATTGGATATACTCCAGTCGGTCCAGTTGAAGGTACATCCGTTGTTGTAACGTATCTTGATGATAATATGCAACAGGGTCTTATTTTAGGCGCGGTTGGCGGCATAGCTACTGAACCTGTACCAATTGACTTTGATGACTCTGGTCCAATTTTATCAACGACTGAAGTAAAACAAATATTCCTTAGAACTATTGCTGGACCAGTTTCTGGTAATAAATTAACGTTCTACGATCCGAATGCAAACAGAACAGATTTAACTAATAAGTTAACTGCTAACATGAGAGTTAGCGGATATGGTATTGACGAAGGAACGACTATCGTTTCTATTGACAGCGGTACTGAAATCACCATTTCTACTACCGTTAGAGATTTTGGCGAAAACATATTAGAATTTAAACCACCAGCGTCTAATTCTTCGGCGATTGTAGAATCAAAAACAGTTGTTACTGCGAGTACTCTTATTGATAAAGCTGATACTGTTAAAAATACGCCAGTTAACAGTACAATTCCAACCATTCCGCCGCCTCAATTTAAACAAATTCAATCTAAAGCAGCTGAGGGTATTAAGGCTCTTATTGCAGCTTGCGATAAAGTTGGTTTAACCACTAAAGAACAAAAGTGCGCTCTACTAGCAATCGCTGGCGGAGAATCAAAATGGCAACCAGTTGAAGAACTGTATTCGTATTCTTCACCAACCGCTATTAAACAATTGTTTTCTTTCCTAACAGACGAGGAAGCTGAGAAGTATTCGAATGCTCCTAAGAAGGGTATTACTAGAGCTGAATTCTTTTCAGTAATTTATGGTACGACTAAACGCGGTAAAGGTTTTAATGGTAATAAAACTGATGCCGATGGCGGTATGTATTACGGACGAGGTTTCATTCAAATTACAGGTCGCGGTAACTACGAAAAATATTCAAAGCAATTAAAAAAATACGGCGTTGAAGCCGATATTGTTAGTAACCCAAATCTTTTAATTTCAGATATTAACGTAAGCGCATTAGTTTCGGCTTTATATTTAAAAGATAGAGTACCAAAAGCTGTAAATCCTAATGCCTCGCCTGATTATTTTAACGAAGCAAAAGCTGCAGTTGGTATAAACATCCCCCGCGTCGCTGCTGAAAAACTAAGTTTCTATCAATATTTTTATGGTACTACAGACACAAGCGGCGTTGTTAAAGACGCGGCTCCCGAAATCCCAGGCGTACCAGTAATCACTGGTTCTGATCAACCTGGTCCATCAGACAAAGCTATTTCTTCTGGTTCATTCGGCATCGGATTCCGAGATCCTAATAACAAATATCCTTTAAAAGAATACTTAAACGAGTCTGACGTTAACCGTTTGGCTCGCGGCGTTATTGATGGTACTGTAGTTGGTATTAAAGATTCAAAACGTAAAGTTGGTATTCCAAAATCTTTTGGAGGAACTTGGGATCAACCAATTTCTCCATTTGGAGCAAAATATCCGTACAATAAAGTATTTGAGTCAGAATCAGGCCACATTCAAGAATGGGACGATACTCCAGGGCAAGAGCGTATTAGTACATATCACCGTTCTGGTACTTTTACAGAAGTTGATTCTAACGGCACTCAAGTAAATTACATCGTCGGCGATAACTTTATTCTTATGGAAAACAACGGTTGTATACACGTTGCTGGAGAATGTAATATTACAGTTGATGGTAACGTTAACCTGAACGCTCGTTCTGATGCTAATATTCAAGTTGCCGCGAATGCTAAGATCGAAGTTGGAAACAACGCTGATATTGGCGTAGCCAACGACGTAACGATGGCGGTTGGCGGTAATATGGAAACTCACGTTTCTGGACAATATAAACTTACCGCCGAAGCGGGTATGGAATTTGTAACAGGCGGATCAATTGCTGTACAATCAACTCAAGCCTTATCATTAAAGAATGGCGGTTTATACAACGAATCGACTGGTCCAGTAGCGATTAAAACAAATGGAGCGTTTGCTTTACAGGCTGGCGGCGATGTTGGATTAAAGGCTGGAAAGAAACTGTTTGCTACAGCTTCAGGCGGTTCGTTAAATATTCGTGCATCTGGACCAGTTAAATTAGACGGTTCCACATTCCTACAACAATCGAACGCTGCTGGTTATGCAGCTAATGTTGAAGGCGTTGCATCAATTGACGGTTCAGCCTTACCAGCACCAGCGGCAGGAGAACCTCTATACGCAACTCCACCATATTTTATTCCGCCAGAACGACAGTTTGAATCAGTCAACCACATCGAAACTCCAGAGGATTGGGATACTCCAGAAGGACGCGCAGTTTTAGCCGAAGCGTCAAAAACCGAAGGCGCTTCAAGCATCGCTTTAGCAGGTTTAGCTGAAGGAACAGATACGATTAGCGGCGGTAGAAAAACTACAACAACAGTTGATACTTCTTTAATTTTAACGACTAAAGACTTCACGAACGATTATCGTTTATCTAAGAACTTCAGTTTAGGTATGTTAATTGACGGCGGCGTTAACGGTAAACATAAACTAGTTTCTCAAATGTTGAAGTCTAGTAAAACAGCCCCTGAACGACTATATACGGTTCAAGAAATTGTATCTAACTTAGCCGAAACTGCCCACAATGTTCTAGAGCCAGCTTTAGAAGTTTTACCAGGAGGTATTAGCGGTTACAATAGACTATGGAAAATTAACTCTGGTTATCGTTTAAAAGGGGTAACACCAAACGAATCTCCAACTTCTGATCACTGTAAGGGTCACTGCGTAGATATCGGTATTATTGACCCTGATAAATATAATAAGACATTTGAGATCATTAAATTATTGGAAGCTAAAGTTTCATACGATCAAATTATCTTAGAATACAACAAACCAAGCAGTTGTTGGATTCACATCGGTTATAGAAAAAATAATAACCGTAAGATGGCATTTACTATGCTTCGCCATGAAGTTTATAAACGTGATAGCAACGGTATTCCTCGAGGTTTTTATTTGTTATCCTCATTCTAATAATCTCTGGAAGTAATAAATACTAACATGGCGCGTAATACGAGAACATTTTCTGATCTAGATTTAAATTTCACCCCTCACCCAGTGACGGGTGATCTAGTTACGCGTTATGACGATAATGCTATTAAGCAATCGTTGAAGAATTTAATATTGACTAGAAACTTTGAACGTCCGTTTCATAGCGAAATCGGTTCTCCAGTTAAAGCATTGTTATTTGATTTAATAACACCTTTAACTGCTCATATGGTTCGTAGAGCGATTATTGATCTAGTTTCCAACTTTGAACCGAGAGTTAAATTATTAGCTGTTGATGTTATTGCATCTCCAGAAAACAATTCATTATATGTTAACATAACGTTCAGAATAGTTAACACAGAAAGACCAATTAACCTAGACTTTGTCCTAGAGAGAACTCGCTAATGGCTATTACAAAAAGAATTAAGGTAAATGAGTTAGATTTTGATGCTATCAAGTCAAACTTAAAAGAATTTCTTCGTGGACAAGAACAATTCCAAGATTATGATTTTGACGGATCGTCATTTTCTATTCTTTTAGATCTTTTAGCGTACAACACTCATTATCACGGCATTTATACAAACTTAGCCGTTAATGAGATGTTCCTTGATTCCGCGAGTAAGCGTTCTTCTGCTGTTTCTTTGGCAAAGATGTTAGGTTATACTCCTACTTCTGCAGCTTGCGCTAAAGCATATGTTAACGCTACGATTACAGCCCCTACATACAACCCAGACGTTGTTACTTTACCCGCTGGACAGCCATTTTTGACTTCTATTGACGGCGTAGCATATACATTCTATAATACTTCTGACGTTACGACGGTTGCGGCTGGTGGTTTTTATACTTTCAGCAACGTTGAACTTATTGAAGGTACTCCATTAGTTTATAATTATTATATTGCTAATGGGCAAAGATATGTTATTCCAAATAAAAATATCGACTTAACAACTTTAAAAGTCAAACTTCGCGAAACAGCTACCGACGATTCGTATATCGTTTTCACAAAAGCTGAATCTATGACTTCTTTAGATTCAACTACTAAAGCATATTTCATTAAAGAACTCGATGACGGTCTTTATGAAATTTATTTTGGCGATGGTATCGTGGGTTATAAACCAGTTGACGGAAATTATCTAACTCTTGAATATTACGTTTCTTCATTAGAAGCTCCTAACGGCGCTAATACGTTTTCATATTCTGGTTCAGCAATTCTAGGTTCTGGTTTAACAGTAGTTGCATCCGCTGCAGCATACGGCGGTTCGTCACCAGAAACTATTGAATCAATCAAATATAATGCGCCACGTTTATACGCTGCTCAAAACCGCGCAGTTACAACCGAAGATTATAAATCTCTAATTTATAAGGGTTTCCCTCAAGCCGAATCTGTAGTTGTTTGGGGCGGTGAAGATAACGACCCTCCAATTTACGGTAAAACGTTTATTTGTGTAAAACCGATTGATACAAATAAATTAACGCAAGCGCAAAAAGATTATATTAAAAACAATATTATTGCTCCGAAATCTATTGTTTCTATTACTCCAGAGTTTATTGATCCAGAATATTTTAATGTTCAAATTGATGTAACTGCTTATTATAATGCTAAAATTTCAGATAAAACTCCAGCTCAGTTAGAAACTATTATTCGAGAATCAATTTACGCGTATGATGACGAAAACCTTAAAAAGTTTGACGGCATTTTCCGTTATTCTCAAATCGTAGGTTTGATTGATGATTCGGATCAGGCTATTGTAAACAACACAACTAAAATTTCAGTTCGTAGAGAATTTACTCCAAGATATAATAAAAGTTCCGAATATAAGTTGAACATGATTAGCCCTATTTATCGTTCAACTATCCCAGCCGAATCCGTAATGACAACAGGTTTTTATATTCCAAACTCAGCTAACATTCATTATATTGATGACGACGGAGTTGGTAATTTACGTTTATTCTATCTTGATGCAAATCAAAATAAAAACATTGTTGATTCTACAATTGGAACTGTAAATTATTCTACTGGTACGTTAGTAGTTCGTAATTTAACTATTACGTCAATGGCTGATGCTAAATTTGAATTTATTTTAAAACCTGAATCATATGACGTAGTTACGGCATATAATCAAATTGTACAAGTTGCTCGCGATTATTTAACAGTAAACGTTATCAACGATATGACAGCTGCTGGTTCTAACCAAGCTGGTAAGAACTATATCTTTACTCCAATTAGAACCTCATAATGAGTAACGGAAAAGTAAAATTAAAAGACGTCGTAGCAAGTCAGCTCCCTGAGTTTATTAGGGAGCAATATCCTACATTCGTAGCTTTCGTAGAAGCGTATTATGAATTTTTAGTAAATCAAAACGTTGATATTACTAAGATTAGAGATATTGATGACACACTTGACGAATTCGTAAAATACTTTAAAGCTGAATTAGCGCATAACTATCCTATTAGTAACAGTATTGAAACCGAACGATATCTTTTAAAGCATATTAAAGATCAGTATTTAGCAAAAGGTTCTGAGGCTTCTTATAAGTTACTTTTCCGTTTATTATACAGTAAAGATGTTTACATGGATTATCCAGGTAAACAAATGCTTCGCGTTTCGGACGGTCGCTGGCAACAAGACGTTTCTATTTTCGTTAGAGTAGATTTAGGCGATCCTTATGATCTAATCGGTAAAATTGTAGACGTACAAACGTCTAAAAAGATTTATAGAACTTCGGTGGTTCCAGGAACCGCTGAAGTTACCAAAATTACGGCAAACGTTGAAAACGTTATTCAGTTTCAAGATAACATATACGAATTATTTTTAGATAGAAATTTTTACGGCGACATTTATCCAGGCGACGTAATTAAATATCAAAGCGATTTCCAAGGTCAAATTTTACCTTGTACTTCAAAAATTAAAATTCAAAATCGCGGCGTTAATTTCAAACCAGGTCAAGTTTTCCAAGTTTCTTCTGGCGGTGGCTCGCCTATTTGGTTTAAAGTTCTTACTACAAAACCAGATGGCGGTTTAGGAACAATTGATCTTATTAAGTTTGGTTTAGGTTACACCACGGATTTCGCAGTAACTGTTCTATCTACTTCAGCTGTAACTGCTAAGAAAAAAGTAACGCAATCTCCAGTATTCGTTTCATATTCATTGAAACCAAATACAATCGGTAAAATTGATTTGATTTCTGGTGGTTCTGGTTACACTATGGTTCCAGACGTTATCATCGGCGGTAATGGTATAGGAGCTACTGCTCACGCTGTATTAACCGACGGCGTTGTAACGTCGATTGTAGTCGATAATGTAGGTGAAGATTACACTACAGCATTTGTTAATATTATCGCTAAACCAGGCGATACAGGTTCAGGCGCTGAAGGTGAAGTTACTATAGGTTCAATTTATAGTTACGAATATAAAGATAATACTAGCGGTTTTACTGAAGGTGGTTATTTAAACTGGGGTGACTATTGGGATCATGAATTCTCAGATGGCGCTTATGCAGGTACAATTGCTCGACAATTCTTCGTTGACGCTAAGGATACAATTTCAGGCAACCCAGCTTTATTAAACGTTTCAATCGGCGCAGTAGCCAAATATCCAGGGTATTATAAAACTAACGATGGTTTCTTGGATGATTCGATGTTTATCCAAGACTCGTATTACTATCAATCGTTCTCATACGTTATTCGTATTGACGAACAACTACAGTCATACGCTTCAGTAGTACGTTCTATGCTACACCCTTCGGGTATGGCTATGTTCGGTGAATATAGTATCAATAATAATATTCAACTACGCGTTGCTCTAGATTCTATCGTTAAATCTCTTGGTGTTACTTTATATGATACAGTATCCGTTAATGACGATTATGAAGTTGACGAAAATGGTGTTGTAATAAGAGGTACTTTCTTAAAAGCAACTAAAGATTTAAGCGATTCAAATATTAATCCTGTAGACTTATTACAACGTATAGTATTTTCGAAACTATTAGAACAACAAATAATAACTATCACGGATCCTATATTAACGAAGGTTTTAGGAAAACGTATCGGCTTTACTGGACAAGCGGAAACTGTGTTTAGTATAGACGATGGTTCTAAGAAAGTAT